GCGTCAGACCCTCACGGGCATCCAGCGCACGCTGGATACCTCGGGCATCATGTCACCGGGGCCGGGGCGTGATGAGCAGATCCGGCGTCTTGTCACAGCCGTGGCGAACAGCGTGCAGCGGTCCTGGGGCGTGCCGCAGATCGAGGCCCTGCAGCAGGCCCTGACCCCGTTCTTTGCGCAGCAGCTGGAGTTCGCACGGCAGATGGTGGAGCTGTCCGGCGGGGCGTTGAGCAACCCCGGTGCGGTGGCGGCATCGCAGGGGCTGGTCAATCAGGCGATCAATCAGGCCGTTGTGGGCGGCAAGACCCTGGCCGATACCCTGCGCATCAGCGTGCCCCTGATGGTGTCTGACCGGATGGAGCGCCTGATCAGGCTGGGCATGAGCGACCTCGGCGGTGAGGTGGCTGCCACGTATGCAGATGCCATCGTGCGAACAACCAGCAACAACGTCGAGGCGATCATCCGCACCGGTGTGCATGAGGTGGGGTCTGCTGCGCAAATGGCCATCTACGAAGTCGAGACGGACCCGGACTGGCTGGGAGAAGATGGCCTGGTGTGGACCGCCACGCTGGACTCTGCCGTGTGTCCGATCTGTCTGGGGCTGGACGGCAAGCGGTATCAGTTTGGCGTACCCGGCCCATACTGGGATGGCCGCAATAAGATAAACAGTCATTGGAATTGCCGCTGCTATGTTCTACCAAGCAAGTGGCGCAATGAAGACATGATTAACCCCAAGGGCCGGAAGGTTGAGCCCAAGCGCCCTACCGAGGGCGACCGTGGAGAGGGCACACTGAGCTTCAAGGCCGCCACCGTGGACTGGATCCGCGCCAACCCTGAAACCACCCGCGCCATCTTCGGCAAACGCATCGGGGACCAGCTGCTGGGCAACGACCGTGAGGAACAGCCGATGAAGCGGATATCGCTGGATCGTGCAGTGAAGCTATGGCAGGCGCCGGCAAGCTAAGGCAATCGAGCTGGACCGATGGCCAAGGGTGGGGGTAGGAAGTACAACAGGGACAAGAGCGGGAAGTTCGCGTCCACGGGCGGGGCTCGTCTCGGCGGCAAGAAGAAGACTTCCGAGAACCTCGGCCAACGCGGTCTGGGCACTTCCGCCCCAAGGGGCACCATCCCCAGGTTTGCTGAAAGCCGGATGATGGCCGGCAAGAACCAGCGATTCGCTGGCAAGTCCAGCAAGGCCGCTCCCCCTGCCGCTGCCAAGCCTGCGGCCAAGGCTGCCCCGAAGGCTCCTGCCAAGAGCCGCGACCGTCGTGCCAGCCAGATGGCCGCAGCTGATGTCAACAACCGCCGCCTTGAAGGCCGGAAGCTAAGCGGCAAGGGCAAGACCCCCATGGCCCGTGCCAATCGCAACCTTGAGCGGGCAATGACCACGCCAAGTAAGAACCGGGTCCGCTCTGAGCGTGTGGCACGGGCTGCCATTGATCACTACGCAGCTACAGGTGGCGGCGGCAAGAAGAAGCGGGGCAAGAAGTGATGCCGACCTACAAGGACAGCATCGTGGCCGTAGGCAGGCTCCTCCGGCCCAAGGCCGGTGAACCCCAGCGGCGCGAACTGCTCAAGATCGCCCCTGATGGCACCGTGAAGCGCATCCAGAAGCCATGACCGTTACCGTCACCGCCACGGCAGGCTCTGCCTCTGCCAACTCCTACCTCACGGTTGCAGGCGGTGACACCATCGCCAACCTGCAGCTGGGCACGCTTGCCTGGAGCAGTGCCACCAGCGATGACAAGGGGCGGGCCGTCATCAGTGCCACCCGCTACCTAGACGAGCTGGAATGGATTGGCGATCGCGCATCCTCCACCCAGGCCCTCGGCTGGCCCCGCAGCGGCATCACCCTGGACGGTGTGGCGCTCAGCAGCACCACCATCCCCGAACAGGTGGAGCAGGCCTGCTTTGATCTGGCCAATGCGCTGCTGACAACTCCCACCCTGCTCAGCGGCAGCAACACGGCCCTTGGTGAGCTGATCCCTGGCATCCCCAACAGCAGCCTGCAGTCAGCCAGCGTGGACGTGGTGAGCGTGACCTTCCGCCAGGGCGGCGCCCCCACGGTGCTCAACTGCCTCACCGTCGTCCCCTCGCTGGTGGGAACCCTCGGTGTATTGACCACTTCGATTCCCAAAGGCGCATCCGGTAGCATCAGGGTGTTCCGTGGCTGATGGGCCATGGCCCGCAAAGACCGCAACCAACTCACGCTGCTCACGGCGCTAGGGCTGCCGGAAGAACAGTGGCGGGAACGCGACCACCTAGAGCGGCCCTTCACAAGGGAGGAACGGCGGGCGTTTGGCAAGCTCTACGCGGCCAACATCGGGCTGGCCTGGAAGTTCACGGCCAAGATGGCCAGGAAGTTCCCGGTGCTGGAACGCGACGTGATCAGCTCCTTGGTGGACGTGGCGTTCCTGCGCACCTTCCGCAGTTACGACCCCACCAAGCTCAACCCTGCCAACGGCGAACCGTACAAGCTCAGCACCCTCCTGGGCCGCTTTGTCGAGGGGGAGATCATGCACTACCTCCGGGACCATGGGTTCCAGATTGCAGCGCCCCCCGTCGTGCGCGAACGGGGCAGCAAGGCACGCAAGCTGGCAGCCTCCGGCATGACACCGCAGCAGGTCACTGAGGCCCTCGGCTGCAACCTGCAGGAACTACAGGAATCCCTGCTGGCCACCTCTGGCATCGGGCACGACGTTCAGGATTGGGAGCTGCACTGCGATCAGCGGCCGTCACCGATGGAATGGCTGGAGGCTGAGGAAGAGCGGGAACTGGCGGCGGCAAGCTAAGCCAAACGACTGTCAATCATGGCCGGGGCCTATTTCGTTTCGACAGATTACGAGCTGTACGTGGGCCTCGGGACCACGGCTTCCACTGCTCCTGCGTCCACTGCTGGTTTGACTCAGGTTCTGAGTCTGACCAATGCCAGCATTGACGGCAGCACAGATTCCACCGATGCTCCGCTGGACTACAGCTCGGAGTACGGGTGGAAAGCACCTCTCATGACCAATATCGGCTGGTCTGTGCCGGCCAGCATTAACCTCGCGCTCGGTGATGCGGGCTATCGCATCCTCAAGCAAGCCTGGCTGAACGGAGCAGCGGGCACCGCTCTACAGGTCTACCGCAAGTCCCCTGTCAAAGATGGCAGTGGTGATAACGCTGAGATCCACAGCGGCATTGCCTTTGTGGAGGGCTTCCAAGAGTCTATCCAGGCGGGGGATGTGGCGACAATTTCGTTCACATTTAGAGGGTACGGCCAGCTCCTGTGGTATCCCCAAGGCAACCCCATCGCCACCCTGACCGTTGCCACTAACGGCTCTGGCCTGACACCTGCTACCTACAGCGGCGTGTCGCTGATCGGCAGCAGCCCTGCGCAAGGTGTGGGCAGCGGCCTGGGTGCCACGGCGGACATCGTTGTTGCCGGTGGTGGCACTGTGACGGCGGCACCGACCATCATTGCCGCTGGCACCAACTACAAGGTGGGCGACATTCTCACGGTGGGTGCCGGCACCGTTGGGGATGCAGGGTCTGATGTGCTCCCGACCTTCACGGTGAGCACGGTCAGCTGACGCTAAGATGGTGGGGTAGCGAGGGTGCAACCTCCTACCCCTGGCCACCTGCTGACACAGGCGACATGAACATTGTTTCACGAGAAGCCGCGCGGGAGCGCGGTCTTGCAAAGTTTTGCACTGGCGTTCCATGCAGCCACGGCCACTTGGCCGAGCGGTACGTCACAAGCGGTAAATGTGTTGATTGCAATTCGCGGATCTGCAGGCAGTACCGTGAGGCCAACATTGAACGGGTGAAGGCTGTCAGTGCTGCTTACAGAGCTGAGCACCGCGATGAACTTCTTCAGAAGAAGAAAGATTACTACAATGCCAACAAGCCTGCCAGGCGTGAGGCCAGCAAGCGATGGTATGAAGCAAACCGCGAAAAACAGCTGCAGTATCTGCGGGCGTGGCAGGCCGCAAATGCGGACTATTTTCGACAGCAGAAGACGGCCTACTACCTGAAGCGGAAGCAATCAGATCCTCAGTTCGCTGTTTTGACCCGGCTGCGCCGGCGGATCAATCACTTTGTGTCTGGCGATAACAAAAGCGGCAAGACGGCTGAGCTGATTGGATGCTCCTATGAGGCTTTTGCTAGGCACGTTGAAAACCAGTTCACGGATGGCATGTCATGGGACAACCGATCCGAGTGGCACATCGACCACATCATCCCCTGCGCGGCGTTTGACCTCAGCGATCCTGAGCAGCAGCGGCAGTGCTTTCACTACAGCAACATGAGGCCGCTCTGGGCCCATGAGAACCGCCGCAAGGGGGCATCAATGCCCGAGGCTGCCTGAGCTGAGCAAGCTAAGGGGTAGGACGCACGCCCCCGGTTCACGCCGGGGGCTTTTCATGTCACAGCGACCGGC